ACACGCTAGAACTATTGATGATTTAAATTTAGAAGAATTAAAAAAATTTTCTAAACTTTATTGCAAGTTATACTTAAAACAGCAGGAGGTAATTTCTACCCTCAATTTTAGTGATCATAAATAGGAAGTAGAATCAAATACATACATGGCAGCAGTATATGTCAATAACTTAATAATTAACTCTGGATCTGATTTTAGTCAGTCTTTCACTCTAGAGGGAAATGATTCGAATTCTAGTTTTGATTTAACAAATTATACTGTTACATCTCAAATGAGAAAATGGGCGGGTAGTTCTTCATATACTGCGTTCACTGCCGAAGTGATTGAACCATCTGCTGATGGACAATTACTTTTATCATTAACTTCAACTCAAACAAAACAAATTAAACCTGGAAGATACATTTATGATGTAGTAATTACTGATAACTATGGGGTAAAAAATAGAGTCATAGAAGGTAATGTTCTCGTAAGAGAAGGAGCTACTCAATAAATGGCAAATATTAAAGTTAGAGTTGGACAACAAAATACAACTAAAGTAATTGCCAGCCTTTCTGGATCTGCAGGTGGTAAAGCTATTGAGGCAAAAAATGTAATAGGTGGAATAGCATCCGTAACCCAATTACATGTAAGTGGCATTTCAACTTTTGTTGGAATTGCTACTTTTAAAAATGATGTTTATATTGATGGCGATCTTTACATAAAAGATGACTTAAATATTGATGAATTAACAGCGAGAAATGTAAATGTAACTGGATTTACAACTACAGTAAATTTAAGAGTATCTAATTCTTTTTATTATACACCATCATTTACAAGTGGAGTTGCATATTTTGATTCTACTGGATTAATGGTTTCAACTGGAGCAACTAGTTCTGCAATCGATTACACAAATTATTTACTCACGACAGATAATTCTGGAATTCCAGTCTGGTCAAATACGATAGATGGGGGTGTTTACTAATGTCTAAACCAGCAACTAGACAACAATTAATTGATTATTGCCTAAGAAGATTAGGTGCTCCTGTTTTAGAAATTAACATAGATGATGACCAGATAGATGATTTGGTTGATGATGCATTACAGTACTTTCAAGAAAGACACTTTGATGGTGTCGAAAGAATGTTTCTTAAGTACAAAATTACAGAAAATGATGTAAATAGAGGGCAAGCAAAAAGTACAAATGGAGTTGGCATTGTAACAACTACTGGATCTGCAACTATTTCTGGTATTGGAACAACCAGTTTTAATTTTTATGAAACTTCAAACTTCATTCAAGTTCCAGATTCTATTATAGGAGTTGAAAAAGTATTTAAATTTGATACAAGTTCTATCTCTGCAGGAATGTTTAGTATTAAATATCAACTATTTTTAAATGACCTATATTATTTTAATTCAGTTGAACTTTTACAGTATGCAATGGTAAAAACATATCTTGAAGATATTGATTTCTTATTATCTACAGACAAGCAAGTTAGATTTAATAAAAGACAAAATAGATTGTATCTAGACATTGATTGGGGATCAAAAGCAAAAGATACATTTATAGTCATAGATTGTTATAGAATTTTAGACCCAAATGATTTTACTAAAGTATATAACGATAGTTTCCTTAAAAAATATTTGACTGCACTAATGAAGCGTCAATGGGGTCAAAACTTAATTAAGTTTAGAGGCGTCAAGTTACCTGGTGGCATTGAACTTAACGGAAGAGAAATTTATGAGGATGCTGAAAGAGAATTAGAAAATATTAGGCAAAGAATGTCAATGGATTATGAACTTCCACCTTACGATTTCATTGGATAATAATGGCACTTAATCCTTTTTTTCTGCAAGGTTCTCCCGGAGAACAAAGACTTGTACAAGATTTAATTAATGAGCAATTAAAAATATATGGTGTAGAGGTTATCTACATACCAAGAAAATTTGTAAGAAAAGAAACTATAATAAAAGAGGTAACCTCTTCGAAGTTTGATGATAACTTTGCAATAGAAGCTTACGTCAATACTTATGAAGGATATAGTGGACAAGGAGATATTTTAACCAAATTTGGAATGAGTTTAAAGGATGAAATAAGTTTAGTTATTTCTAGAGAAAGATATGAGGATTTTATAGCACCATTTTTGGATGTTAATAGTATTCCTGATGCCGAACTATCATCAAGACCAAAAGAGGGAGATTTAGTTTATTTTCCTTTAGGACAAAGATTATTCGAAGTTAAATTTGTAGAACATGAGCAACCATTTTATCAACTAGGAAAATTATATGTTTATGAATTAAAATGTGAGTTGTTTGAATATGAAGATGAGGTTATTGATACAACTGTAGATGAAATTGATACTCAAATTCAAGACGAAGGATATATTACAACATTAAGTTTGGTTGGATTTGGAAGTACTGCGGTTGCTACTGCAGGTATTTCTAGCGGATATGTTAGAAAAATATTCCTAAACAATGATGGATATGGTTATACTTCTGCTCCAGTCGTTTCAATTTCCACTGCACCTTCTGGAGGAATAAACGCAACTGCCGTCGCCATTACAACTTCTAAAGGTGGATCAAGATCTGTAAAAGAAATTCTATTAACCAACGCTGGTGCTGGATATACAGCAGCACCAATAATCACAATAAGTGGCGGAGGTGGAACTGGAGCAGCTGCTACTTGCTCTGTAGAGATAGTACAGAAAGGTGTGACAAGCATTGCAATTGCATTTACTGGAGCAGGATATGCAAAGATTCCATCAATTACGATTGCTCCACCAATAGGCGCAGGTACAACTGCATTAGGAAGAGCAGTTCTTAATACATCAAATGGTATAAGTACAGTTAGGATTGTGGATCCTGGAGTTGGATATACGGTTGCACCAACAATAACGTTTGGATCGCCATCAGTTATTACAGGTATTGGTACTTACAAATTTAATGAAGTAGTTGTTGGATCTATATCTAGCACTCGTGGAAGAGTAAAATATTGGGATCAAGATACTAAGATTCTAAAAGTATCTTTTGTAGATAACGCTGCGACTAAAGGTTTTTATCCTGGTGAATTAATTGTTGGAACTGTTTCATCTGCATCTTATGCAGTGAAAGAATTTGATTCATTTAATACTGATAAATATAGTGAAAATAAACAAATTGAAATAGAAGCAGATAATATTATTGATTTTTCAGAGTCAAATCCATTTGGAACGTACTAATGCTAGGAACTTATTATTACCACGAAATTATTAGAAGAACTGTCATTGCGTTTGGCACTCTTTTTAATGACATCAATATCAGGCATAAAAATTCTGCAGGAAGTAGTATTAGTGAAATTAAAGTTCCATTAGCTTATGGACCAATTCAAAAATTCTTAGCAAGAATTGAGCAGCAACCAGAGTTAAATAAACCAATTGCAATGACTTTGCCTAGACTTGCATTTGAGATGACATCTATTCAATATGATCCTACAAGAAAGGCAAATGTAACTCAAACATTTAAAGCTCTAGATGGTGCCAACTTAAAAAAAGTATTTCTTCCAGTTCCATATAATATTGGATTTCAACTTAATTTAATAAGCAAAATTCAAGATGATGCTCTTCAAGTTGTAGAGCAAATATTACCATACTTCCAACCATCTTTCAATCTAACAGTAGATTTAGTTGATTCTATAGGAGAAAAAAGAGATATACCAATTGTACTAGATAATGTGTCATTTACAGATGATTATGAGGGTGATTTTTCAACAAGAAGAATTTTAATTTATACTTTTAATTTTACAGCAAAAACTTACTTATTTGGACCTATTGCAGATAGCACTGATGGTCTTATTCGTAAGGTTCAAGTTGATTACTATACATCAACTGATACTACAACTGCTAAGAGAGAAATGAGATATACTGTAACACCAGATCCAATTGATGCACAACCAGATGATGATTTTGGTTTTAATGAATCAATAGAAATGTTCTTTGACGGTAAAGAATATAGTTCTACACAAAAAACTGATATCTAAAAATTATGAAAGATAATTATGACGGTTTGAATGACTCTTTCAATATTACTAGTAATATTGTAGAAGTAGAAAAGGTCAAAGAAGAGTTGAGTATAACTCCTTTAAAAGACACTGATATTAAAAAAGATTATGAGTATACAAGAGCAAACTTATATTCTTTGATTGAAAAGGGTCAGGAAGCAATTAATGGGATAATGGAACTTGCTGGTGAAGGTGGA